CTACCGCAGAACTCACACCACCTGCATAACCTTGTCCTGCTGTTCCCGACGATGCTGTTGTTACTTCAAAACCTGCACCGCCGCCTGAGCCACCATTACCACCTGAACCAGCAGCAGAATTCCCATAAGCTCCATAGCCGCCACCAGTGGATGTAATTGTAGAAAATACAGAGTTGCTACCTGAAACTCCATTTGTTGAATTTCCTCCACCTGAACCGCCAGCCCCAACTGTTACTGTGTAATTTGTACTTGGCATTAAAGATAATGCTGTCTCTAATGTGCCACCGCCGCCTGTTGCAGTTACTGTACACCTCAAACCCCCTGCGCCTGCACCAGCTCCCCCTAAACCTGCTGAGGTTCTGCCACCACCGCCACCGCCGCCGCCTGCAACGACTAAATAGTCAACTGTTATTGTTTGAGGTGTAACGATTCCATGAATCGCAGCAATTTGATTAAGCAATTGCGCCTACCACATACCAAGTGTCTGTAGCTGTCTTGATGCAGACTGCGCTCTTGTATTGAGCAAGTGTTGGCTGAGCTGCTGTGGCTCCAGCTGAAAGAACTGTTGTTGTGCCTGAAGTAACTGCTTTGATGGTGCAAGTTCCAGCACCAATGTTCAGAACTGTAATGGCTGTGCCTACTGGGAATGCTACTGAAGCATTGGTTGGGATTGTAAAGTTCACAGCGGTTGCCTTGTTCATAAGAACAAGCATTTGGTACTGATCGGCTGATACTGGGGTGTAATCGGCTGTCTGTGTGGTTGTGCTAAAGCTCACCAAGCCATTGACTGTGGCGGCTGTTAAAACGTCTCCTGTGCTTGCTGGTAGTCCTGTAGGTGCCATGATTTTCTCCTAGTATCCCAATGTATTAGTGCCGATTATACCGTAATACGAACTTTCGACTATGAACCCATCGGCTATTGGTTCAAGAGTCGTAATCTTTGCGGTCATCTTGTTAGGCGTAATGTCCCAACTGATTCCCTGATATTGCAGGTTCTTAACAATGGTGCTGCCATCGGGCTGCACATTGGTAATAAGTAGATTGCTGAAATAGTCCAAGCCAATCATTGTGTCGGTTGGTACTGCTGGATCGAGTAAGTCCACTTCTAGTTCGTCAATGCGGATGGTGGTTTCTTGACGGGTTGCCACATATTCGCGGGCAATGTTCTCCACGATTGCATCGGTTTCTGCCACAAGGTCAGTCTGTGAAATGCTGTGTGGGAAATACTTATTGACTGAATCTGTGTTGGTGACTGTGACTGGAGTGCCACCGACACGACCAAAGGTTGCTGTGTTAATGATGAGCTTATCGTCAAAGGCGTATTTGACATTCTTGTATGGAATGCCGCCTGTTTGGTTGAACGCGGTTGGTGATGCAGCTAGAGAAGCCATAACCTGCGCTCTGGACTTAAATACAGCCGTTCCAGAGCCATCCATATAGAAAGCCCCAGTCTCGCTAAATTCTGCGTTCTTGATGGCTGCAAGGCTTGTGCGTGTGGTTGCTGGGTCTGCTATGCAAGTGTTGGATCCTGTGGCGATAGTACGCATTGAGGATGGGAATGAGACTTGGTCGAGTATCTTGCCAATGCGTGTGCCTGTGTCCTGTCCTGCAGGTGTTGTGGCAATAGTAGCCACGTTAGCCATGTTTAGTAGCCGAAACCCGTCTTGGCACACAAGGTCTACATAGCCTATATCCTGATTGACTGGATAAGTGTAATTGTATGAAATGACATATCCAGAGAATAAATACTTTTGAGTTGTGGCAGTTGTGGCTGAAACACGCACCTTACGCAATGGAACAAGTTTGCCGTAGTAAGGGCTGGATGTGTTTTGTGGGTTGAAATAAGACAATGGATCGAGGACACGAACTGTGCATTGCCCTGCTTCGTATTGGTCGCGCTGAATGTTGCGACCTCTGCTAATCCAGATTTGATAAACGTCAGGAGTTAAATCAACTGTTGGTTCTGGTGAGGTTGAATCGCCCAGCGTGTTAGTTCCCAGAATTCCATACTTAGGGTCGCCAATGACGAACCCGTTATAACCAAAGGTTGCACCATTGGAGAAATCGAAGGAAACCGCTATCTGGGCAGGTAAAGCCATTAGAGACTGAACATTCCTTGAATGCGACCAATCTGGCTAGGTGAACCAGAAAGGCTGCGCCCTTGTGTTGCATCGGCAATTCTGTCAATAAGTTCAGCTTCTCGAATGACGCTGCCTTGAACAGTTACGTTGATAACTGGCTGCGAATATTGCTGCGCCGCTCCAGCATATCGAGCAGATGAAAGTGCCAACGTTGCGGCTTGGTCGAGTCCTGCCCCAGAAGCTAGTTGATCCAATAAAACTTTATTGAACGTTCCTTGAATTGCAGCATTGCTTGAAATGGTTGGTGAAATTGTTGTTGTGCCAATGCCACCTTGAGAACCAATCGAAACGTTAGATAACGTGCCATTTGGGTTAATTGTTGGCACTTTGAGTGCATTCAATTTATCTTGGAATTGTTTAATCCATTCGTCAAGGAATGCAAAAGGGTTTTTAATCTTGGCATCGCCAATGGATAGGAAATACTGATAAAGCCCGCCTGTGGCATCCTGCGCCATGAGAATCTGTTTGGTAAGTGTTTGCGCTAATACATCGTTGCCGTTAAGAATAGCAGCCATAGCCTCGACACGCTTGCGCTCCTCATCGGTCAATTTACCCTTAAGAGCTGCAATTAACTGGATTTGCTCTTGGTCGAAAATCGATCCAGCCTTTTTAAGTGCTGTTTGTTTTTTAAGTTCGGCTGTGTTCTTGGTCTGTGCTGCTAGTAATTCTTTGGCACGTTTCTTAGCTGCTGACTCGGCTGCTGTCTGCTGAGTCATGCGGCGAGCGGTTCCTGCTGGGCTTGCTGAACGATTGGTATTTGGCTTCGTGGATGGCATTCCTGTGCCAAATGGATCCATAAGAAAATTTGTATATCCTTGACGGAATTTGTTAATCGCCCCAATAGTAATTCCAAGAGCCAATGTGACCGCGTTCACAGCCTTAGCAATGCTGTTAATAGCGTGAGCTGCATCCTTGGCTTCTGTGCCACCGCCGATGCGAGCAAAAGCATCAACCAATCCTTTACCGATTGTTTCCTGCGCGTTAGCTGCTGCTACTGAAAGAACGTCTAATTTGTATGAAGTGCTAGTCAAATACTCATCCGCTGCACCTGCTGAATTCTTGAGCATAATGCCAAGAATCTCATTGAATGATTTGGATTTAAGTTCTGCCTGTGTGAGTCCTGTATTGTATTTTTTAAGTCCTCGAGTAATGCCTACATAACCATTGGCTAGGTCTTGAGCAACCTCAGATAATTCAATGCCACTAGCGCGGCTGATTTGAATAGCATCATTGAGAAGTAACTGAGACTGGGTAAGTGATCCAGTTGTTGTGAGTAAAGCCTGAAACGCTGGGCGCAGTTTGTCATCGAGAATTCCTGCGCTGGCTTCTGTGCTGGCAATAAATTCTTTGACTTTTACTTGTGAGAGGCTATAACCAAGATTGCTGACCGCTGTTGATAGTCGATTGGCAGCGGCTTCATCGGCAGCGAAAGCCTTGACTGATTCTTTACCATATCGAATAATTGCAGCTGTTGAAACTGTAATCCCAATGGATCGACCCAGTTTCTTAATAGTTTTATCAAGGCGAGTCGCAGCCATGTCTGCTTCTCTAAAGGCTTTTTTGCCGACAAATTCGGCTGCTATATCAACTCTTAAATCTGCCATTATCTTTTTGTCCTAGCGTTGAACTTAGCTGCTGCTGATTCGATTGCCTTGATTACTCCTGCTGTTGCCTTGCCTTGATCTTCCTCGAATGCTCGAAAGATTGCGCGACCAGTCATCTTTTGCTTGTCGCCTTTTAATTGTCCACCGAGTCGTGGGCTAAAGTTTCCAGTAAGTCCAGACTTACGCCCTGCTGTCTCATAGATTGCTCCAGCGGCGGACTTGTTAAAGATAGACGCCAAAGCCCTGAAACCTCGTCTATTAGGCTTGCTAGGGCTTGTCTTGTACGAAATATCGCTTTTGACTTGAGCAGCATCATAGTAACGATTAGCCCATCGACCTTGTGCATTGGGACGTTTTAACCAGCCGCTCATTATTTCAGCGTTGCTTGGAATATATCCTCTGGCTTGTCGAGTTACTGGCTTGAGAAACGCAGCCATTTCTTTTGTGGTTTCTTTTGCCAAATCAGGCTCAAACTTTTTCATAGCCTTTCTAAGAGCGATGACGCCTTGCAATTTTGTTGGCATCTCGCTGCTCCTTCGCTATGTCCTTTAATACCTGTATATGAGCTTTGAAAGCCATCGGAGAAAGTCCCACGATGCTTTCGAAAGAGACTCCATACTCGTAACTTAATCTAGTTGCGAGATAGGTGAGGGAGTCTCGATCTAGCCTAAAGGGTCGGACTCAAGTACCTCAACACTTCTCAGTGTTGCAATAAAGTCCTCACCAAAAGGCTTGACAGTCTCACCCGAACGTCTAATTGCTTCCCAGCACAGCCAGTAAATATCAGATTGTTTCTGATCCTCAATGAGTGCCTTATGGAAACCTTTTTTAGCAAATTGCTCAAAGGAATACTCAAGAAGCGGAGTTATCTCGAACTCCTGCACCTGTCCGTCAGCCCTTGTTACTTTAAGTTTTGCCATAGCCCTTTATCTCCTTTTTAGAATGTGCCTGATGTGGCTACAGAGATTGTACCTGACACATTGAATGTAAGGCTCTGCATTTGGAGATCAGTAACAGCTCCAGCAATGTCGGTTGTGTTATTTACAAGGATGAGTCCTGTGTAAAGTGGGTTTCCTGCACCAACTGGATATGTGGTTGTATCGGTTGAGCCGATAATTTTGAAATAAGCGTTTGTACCCCAAAGAGTTTGAAGTGTCTGAAGAACTCCGCTTGAACCTTGATCGTTAAGAAAGTCGATTGTGATGCTTGAACGCTCCAATCCCTTAACCTGTCGGGCACCCGCATCCCCCATTGCTGTCACATCCAGTTCATCGAATGATCGGTTGATTGTGATGCTTTGAACCCATTGTGAGAGGTCGATATTCGCAGGGCTCGCTGAACCCAACTTTAGACCTACTTTGTTGTTGAGTAGAATTGCCATGCTTTATTCCTCATCTTTCTTGACTGTTGGTTTTGGCTTTGGCGCAACCTGACCGATTTTAGTCAGGAAGGCTTCGTTTTCTTTTTCCGCTGTATCGGTCATGTTTATGTCCATTCCGTAAGAACGCTTATCTGCAACGTGCAGGTAAGCAAGTCCCCTGTAGGGGCATTCAGCACAGCAGGTGCGCTAACGTTGCCCACGTTAAAGGGAATGCTAGAAGCTGAAAGTAATTGAAAGACGCGGACAATATCGTCCTCAATTCCAGCGAGGTTACCTTGATTGTCCAGTAATGGCACAAGGATGTTAATTTGGAAGTTGGCTAAAGGTGAAACATTGCGAGCATTATTGCTAGGTATTAAATAAGGATCGGCAGGGCTGACAATAACGCTGTTAGCAATAGGCGTAGCAGGCGGAAAACTGAATACCGAATACTTGGTGTTATCAGTAAGTGCTGCCGCTATAGTGCTGCGTAGGGTTGTTATTGATGATGGCATTAGCCCACCATTGAACTAGGCGCGATGTAAGGCGCAATGAGTCCTCGAACGCGAGCCATTAACTGATTTGACATTGTGTATGGGCTTGGTGCATATCCGTCAATAGATACGCCTTGACCTGTTGGTGCTTGGCGAGCTTGATAAATAGCCACAGCTATCATCAGGCTGGCTTCCTGAATGGCTGGAATAGTGGCAGGGTCTAAAGATGTACCGGCATTAACAGAACCATAAGGATTTGTTGCGTGTTTTGGTTGATCTACACCGTTGTTGATGTTATAGGTAATCCAATAATCGCTGACGCCAGTAATCGTTTTGCTTCCATTGAGATGGGCTTCATTGCCACTCACTACTACTGTTTGACCAGTATAAAAAACGTCTTTGATATTAACGTCAAAATAAAGTTTGGCTGTGGTGGTTGTTGATTCATGAGCCACATTAAAAAATGTGTTATTCCAAATAAAAGGAAGCAGCACATTGTCAGCAGCATCGCAGACTTCTTGCA